TCAATTCTTTCCATGCAATATCCTTTGCCATACGATAAGTAGGAGCACAATAGAAATAAACCTCCCCAGGTCGATTGATTGCTCCTCTAAGCAACTCGATACAGGATAAATATGACTTTCCAAACCTTCTTCCAGCAACCAACAACCTAAATCTTTTCTCACTATTGAACACCTCCCCCTGTGCATACCTTAAACTAATCTCATTCAAGCTCATATCATCCTTTTTTTCATAATATTACTCATTTTCTTTCGCATTTCATACTTTTAAGGCTATCATCAGAATATTAACCCCCTCAAAGACTAAGTCTGTGGCTGAATCTTTCATTAACAATCTAAATTACGACCTTCCTGCACCTCAACGTAAACCTAGAGTGCAAAAATATACAGGAGGCACAAATTCAAGAGCAGTAATAGAAGCTCGTTGCCAACGTCTTTACTCAAAACAGCTTGAAGGTAAAACAACTCGTCAACTAGTAATAGAACATTCTCATAGAGAAGGCATATCCGAAACAACAGGCTGGGCTGATTGGAATAAAGTTAAAGAATGGAATGATCAAGATTGGTTGAAAGAAAGAGAAAAAATGATTCCTCGCCTTCAAGCAATGCGTATGCGTCTATTCAACAAAGCTATATCAAAAGGTCAATTACAAACAGCAGCACAAATATTAGACTCCCTAGGAAAAGTAGTAGGCGAATCAGTAGAAACAGTAAACATCCAAGCTCCAGAATTAGCTATTCGTATAGAACCAAAGCAATAAACATTTGTAGAATATATTTAAGTTGCCCACGCATGCAAAAATAAAAAAATATTTCACAACTACACCCCCCATGTTAAGTTTTATTACAATTATATATAATTAAATATATTTTTATATCTTATCGTTTAGAATAAGGGGGAGGGGGAGATAATATCAAACTTTCAACTTCAGTACCTAGAAAATCGCATATTAATTAAACTATGAATATTAAAGAATATTCTGATAGTTCACTATCTGAAAAACAAATTATTGACCAATGGATTAAATGGACAACAGGTAATGGACACCTCGGCAAGGGGTGGCATATTTCCTACGATAGAGTCAAAGAATCTAATGGCGTACGATTCAAAATGGACGTATGGTACAAAGAAGAATAATTAATTCTCTAGTACTCTTTAAATCAATTGTAAGGGGTGTTAATAAGTCTTAGGACTATAACACCCTTTAAAAAAAATAGGCCTTTCTAGGCTGACTCAAACTAAACAACACTAAATTATTTTTTAAACTATGGAAGCTTTAATCTTAATCGGTGGATTTTATGCCTTATATGTTGCAGGAAATGCAATAGCGGTTAATCTTGATTATTCAAGAGTTAACAACAGTAAGAGGTATAAATAATGCTTAAAAATGCCTTTTTATATATTTCATTAGCATTTATTTTTTATTTTTCAATAAGCGATAGCTTGTTAAAATCTCAGAAGATAGATTGTAATAATGGTGTTCAATTAGCGTGTAGTTATTTAGACGCTAGTCAAAAACAAAATAAGGATATATAATAATTTATATATCTTTATATTTTTTTATTTAATTAAACTATGACAATGTATTCTAACACTTATGAAAAATTTCTATATGAAAAGACAGAAGAATATAGAAAAAATTGGCGTGATTCTGTTTCTGAAGTTGAAAGACTAAGTAAAGAGAATGCTGATTTAAAAATGACAATTGAAAGAGAGAGACAATTGCATAAATTGCAATTAGAACAATACGCTTCAAAACTAGCTCTTAATTGAGTTAGTTTTTTTTATTCACTTTATTAATTTAAAAACAATGAAAACAATTAAAGACTTAAAAAATTATGTTAAGTACCATACAAGAATAGTTGTTAAAGATTTAGTAGATATTAGATGGGCTAGTGGTACGGAATTAATGTTAATTAATGATATGAAAGTTAAAAAAAATAAACTAAGTAAAAGAATATATAAAGAGTATAGAACTTTATTAAATAATAATAATTTAGCTTTAATACCTGGTAATTATGGAGCTACTGGACGTTTAAGGATAAGCGAAAATAAAATTAATTATGTTAGTGGTTTAGATGCAAGAATGGAGCTTCACTATTGTTTAAAGGATTATCTAAAAAAACATACTATAAATTTATTAGAAAAAGACTTTTTTAAAGTTAGTAAATAATAGTTTCTTAAAGCTATCTATTTTAGATAGTTTTAAAAAACTATTTTTATAAATAGTTTTACTTTCAAACTTTAATTAATTAAAAAAATGAATCACACATTGACGGTTAGGGGTGCTTATAGTACCGACTTTAAAAGCAAAAAAGAGATATTAGAGCATTATAACGCAAATAAAGACTTTCAAAATTTGAATGTTTTAACATCGGGTGCTTATGTGAATAAAAAAGACGCTAAAAGATTTAAAGTAGCATTCTTGAATGTCAGATATAAAAACTTAATGAATATAGCGGTTATAGACGTTAGTAAGGATAAATTTATTTAAAAAATAATACTAGCTTAAAGGGATGTTTTAAACATCCTTTTATGAAAGTATTTTTTATTACTTTCAATTAAAAACTTATTTTATTAATTAAAATTATGAAACTTTCACAAGAAAAAATTCAATCGTCTACTACTGGTTATTTAAAATCAGTTCTTAAAGATGGTTTAATAGATGTTGAAACTGAAGACATGATATATAAAGAATTATACGAAGTTAGAAATATAAAACAATTTTAAGGAGTTATCAAAAATGAAAAATGAATTATTTAAGTTTGGTGTTAATAACACTAAGCTTAAAAATACTATTACCTTTAGTAAAAGTAGCGGGTTAACTTGCCCAGGTGCTAACAAGTGTAAAGCTTTTGCACATATGAATGCCCAGGGTAAGAAATCGGTTAAAAGGTTTAAAGATACTGAATTCACTTGTTATAGTGCAAGTTTAGAGGCTTTATATCCTAGTTTGTATAACCTTACTAGGCATAATACGGGTTTATTGAATGAATACATTAAAAAAGATGATTTTAACGGGTTAATAGAATGTTTTAATGTGTCATTAAATAAAAAAAGAAGTAAAAATATAAATTTAGTTAGATGGAATCAAAGCGGGGATATATATACACGTTTTGAATTAGAGGCACTTAAAAAAGTATGTGAACTTAATAAAGATTTGATATTTTATTTTTATACTAAAAATTTAATATTGTTTGGTCATAATCATTCAATACCTAAAAATATGAAAGTAGTAGCAAGTTATGGCGGAAAGTATGATTATTTAATTGATAGAGGTTATTTTAAAAGGTTTAGTAAGGTAGTATTTTCAACTAACGAAGCAAAAATATTAAACTTGCCTATAGATACCGATGATACACACGCATATCAAGATAAGGGTGCTAACGGCTTTGCATTATTGCTTCATGGTACTCAAGAGAAAAATACACCTAGTGCAGAGGCTTTGAGACTTATTAAACGTAATAAAAAACAATTATTAGAGGTTTAAACAATGAATAAAAAAAGATTAAGCACACTTGAACATACCGAGCAAGTAAAAGTAACTTTAACAAGTGATCAATTAAAACATTTAGAGAAACAATCTAAAAAACGTTTTAATATGGTTAATAGGTCTCATATGATAAGACAGTTAATTATAGATAGTATTGAAAAAGAAAATACAATTAAAGATATAAAAAAAGAAGACAATCAAAATTATTTAAATTTTGAAGAATATAGCTTAATTCATAGTGTTTTAAGTGATAGTTTAAAAGCTATTACTGAAAAAGAAAAAGTAACCGAAATATTAAAAAAACTATATTATGTTTCAATTTTAGATTATAAACAATTAAACATTTTTGAAAATAATTAATGTTTAGATTTTAAAAGTAATAAGAATAAGAATTTATAAAGCATATCGTTATTATCTGGGGTTATCTCATTAACTTGAGATAACTTTTGATGATTGATAAATGATTGCAATTGATCATTATTCTGAATGTCATAGTCATGAATGAGAGACTTAATATAACTCATGAATGGGGTTGATTAGTATACTAATATAGTCTATACTAAAATATATAATTATACAATTAATTAATCATGAATGAATCAAAAACAACTAATGAATCCAAAAAACAAAAATGGATAAAAACTGAACATGATAAAGCTGTTCGGATACATTGGGATAATATAGATCGAATTGATAAGCTTAAGAGAGAGATCTCAACTAAAGTTTATCGTATTTATGACTTACAAAAGTCTCACAATAAACTTGATTGCGTAGATACTGAAAAATACAGTAATGGTACGAAAGTTATTCGTAAAGAACAAATTGATTTGTGTTTAAAAGTAACTGAATTACAAAAGCAAATAGATAAAAATCCTTTTGAAAAATCTGTTGAAGTTATGCAAAAAAACAGTAATGAAGAAATGCTATCTAAAAAATATGACAGGTTATTCAATAAAAAAACTAAGGAGGTTGATTAATGACTAATAAAAATAAAGAAGAGATTTACTCAAAAATATTCGATGCAGCAACTAATTTGCTTGTATGGAATAATGATTTGCCTAAATCTATAGGAAATTTAGATATAAGACTAAATAAAAAAGATATAACCAAACTTCAAAATATTGTTTGGTATATATCTCATTCAAAACTATGGAAATAAAAAAATGGTAAAAGAAAACCCTAATAAAGAATCCTGTAGAGAAAGAATGAAAGAACTTATTCGAGTTAAAAAACTCAATAGGAATCAAGTAGTTAAAAGATGTATGAGAGAATTTGATGATGTTCATAAATCAACTTTTTATGGTTGGTATGATGAAGTCATTAATGAACCTGATATAGTTCGATGGGATGAAGAGAGAAAGCTAGAAATAGTTTCTGAATATCAAATTAAACAAGATCTAGTAGAGAGAATGTTTAATCGTAATATGGAGCAATACGATAAGTATTGTGATGATTATGAAGATAAAGAAGATGAAGAATTACTAGAGAAAATAGAAAAATATGAAGATAGACTTAAATACTTCATTAAAAAATAACATACACGAAAATTCGCTAACGAAAATGATTGACAACCCACTAGAACAGCAAACTTTAGATAGTTATGATGGTCTCTATAAAAATGAAAAGTTTGAAGAGCATTGTACTGATGCTGCTAAAGAATTAGCTAAAGATAATAATCTACATCCAGATTATTATGAACCTTTTATAGAGTTCTATATTGAAGAATGTAGAGAATCAGATAGAGGTTATTTTTTCGGTGATCAAAAATATATTATTGATCTCTGGTGGGATCATAATAAAGATTTATATGAAACTAAAACACCTTATATGGAGATTAAAAAATGAATAAAAATAAGCTAGAAAAAGAACATCATGCACAGATTTATAAAATGTGTACTCAAAGATTAAAGAAATACTTTATCGATGCTTTTTATAAAGATGATGCAATAGATAAAATAATACATATTTGTTTATCTCATATGAAATACAAGCATATAGTTAAATTTTATGATGTATTAGAAAAAAATGGATTGGATAAATATTAATGACTGAATTTGTACCCGTAACACGTTACTCCAGATGTAAAAGATACTCTGGAGCTACAATTAAATGTCCTAAATGTAATGAATTAGGTCAGATATATCATCTATCTTGGTCAGCTTTACAATGTCAAAATTGTAAAAATATGATTGATAAGTTTGATTGGTTAATAGAAAAAGGTAAACATTCTAAAACTTAATCATTATCTTCTAAATACTTATCAACAGCAGTTCTAACTTGCCAAGAGACAGGTAAACCAGTTTTTTCCTTTCTTTCTCTAAGTTTATCTGCTGTTTTTTCAGTAAAATTAATCATCATTTTTGTATGATCATCAGTTTTAGGTCTTCCTTG